TATGCAGCAAAGTTCCACTGACTCCACACATTAGATTGATAATTCCATACAATGCATTTATCAGGTTCTTCATTACTACCCGTAGGATAGTGTATTATTACTTCTCTATTTTTTAAATCTGTCCAACAATATATGTTGTCTTTGTATGTATAATTTAAATTACTAAATAATTCATTTACTACAGTTCTGTCTGCTATAGGTTCTACGTTAGCACCATTAAATACATAGATACCATCATTACTTACAAACACATGTCCATTAGGTATATCTGTTACAGCTTTAGGTCCTATAATACCTATAGTCTGTCTAGCTTTAGGTACAAAAAACAATGGACTACCTTGGTCTTGTAATGTTACAATAGAGTCTGATTTATACACTGCTATAAAGTTTTGACCTAATCTTTTTGCTGCAACTATTGGACTACCAGAATAATCTAAGTCTAGGAAATTTGTATTAGCTACTCTATCAAAATCTAATACATCTGTATACAACATTCTAAAAGGAACTTCTCCATCTGTACCATCTGTTGTATTAAATAATAATAATCTAGAATTAAATGCTATTATAATATGTGCAGTTGTTACGTTTCTACCAGAGCTACTTGTATCCCAAGATACATTGCTAAATGCTCCTGTGCTAGATTTAGCTATACTGTTTTTACTATCTGCTACATATATTTCATTGTTTATTTCTGTGAAGAATAATTTTTCTGTTGATAATCTATTACTACCTGCAGCTAATCTAGCTGTGTAGCTACTACCATTCCATTCATATATATTATTTGTTGTAGCATGAAATCTTCTAGCTGTGCCATCATTTCTTATTAATACTTTTGCAGTATCTGTTGTTGCAGTTAAGTTTGCAAAGCCATCACGTTTCTGCCATTTGCCTGACCTATAAACACAATCAGTTGCAACAGATAATTGATTATCTTGTATTAAATGTGGTGGTCTAGATAAATTTAAGCCACCTGATAAATCTTTTATAAACCGTCTCATAGACTTCCCTCATCACTTACTTCTGTAAAGTCACTACTACTAGGTACACTTACAGCAGCAAAGTCTGTACTACTAGGAACAGTTACCGCACTCCAGTCTAAATGAACTACTAATGCGTTACCTACTTGGTCTGTTACTGCAAAGCCACTACTATTAACTTGTAGTTTTGATATGCTAGTTCCAAATGCAAATGGGTCAGATAACCCAGTATTATGTGCTTGTAACTTAGCTATCTGTGTACCAAAAGCAAACGGGTCTGCTAGTCCTGAGTTACTAGCTTGTAGTTTTGCTATGGGTGCACCAAACGCAAAACCATCTACTATAGCAC